TTTTTTACCTAGTGCTTTACGAAGTGTTTTAATATTTCTCTCAGTTTTTGCTAACTGAGATTGTGCCATTGAGACTTCATGGTCTTTTTCATAGTCTTTTGCTTCGTTCACTTTCTTTCTTCCCTGGCAATGTGCTCGCTGAGAGAACCCTTTTGGATTATCGCAATCGATGGACCTCTTGTATTTTGCACTCCAACCCTCCGACACTCCTCCGCCATCAGAGCCCCCAGAAGAGTCCCCATTCCCACTTCCATTGCCATTTGTACCATTGCCATTCTTTTTGGTCTCCTCTTCCTCTTTATGCTCACTATCCTTCATGATGCGACCAGTAGACGACATAAGATGCCATCCCTTAGGGATCTTTTTACACTTCTCAGAAGTGAAACAATAGTAATATCCTTTCTTACAGGACCTCTTCGCCATACTTATGCGTCTTGTGACTTATTATTATTTAGAAAACCTTGCTTAAGTAGTTTTGACAACTCACTAGTAGAACCAACAAACAAGGCGTTGTTCGTTACATTATTTGTTGTTTGTTTAACAGTATCTTCTTCCAAATCTTTGAGTTTCTTTTGCAAATCTGCCAACTTATCTGTCGTATCAGCAACACTTTTAATCAGTTGACCAGCAACTTCATATGCTCTTGGACTTGCACTTTCACCGGCAAGTTCCATGATGCCATTGATTGCCTCTTGTCCCTTTTCTATAAGAGAATATAAGTTTGCTCTGGTATATTCATAATCTTTTCTAATGTCATTAGTAACTGGCACCGAAGGTTTTACAATCGGTGCTTTTTCTGTTTCAACAATGCTACTCTCAATATCGAGTGCCTTGTCAATGGACTCATAATTATCTTTCATGGATTATCAGGGGAGATCAGTTTGACGAGTTGGGCTGTATTCTTTTCCATCCGCGAAGAAAGTCCATTCTTCATCGAATCCGAAGTTATCTCCAGGAACGAGAAGTGGCGTATCTAAGGAATCAACAACACCATCATTATTTTTATCAACTTTGGCAACAGGTTCAACAGTATATCTCATTTCTCGTTTTGCTGTTGCAGTATCAGTGCTGCTATAAAGATCAACTTGAACCTTACGAATAAGACCATCACTGCTATCAGCGATAGGACCAAACAGATATGTTTTTGCAGTAAACTGTAATGTATGTATCAGTGCTCTTCTAGTATCAAAGTTTCCTTCATAATCATCTTGAAAACTTACCGAATCTAAGATGATTGGAATGTCTCTTTTTTCGCCAATGGAGTCTATAAGATCAACTGTCAAATTAAAGTGGGGTTGAAAATATGGTAGAATCTGCTCTATAACTTGTAAAGAATCATCATTTAACTTTGAAAGAATATTAAGTTCAAATCCAATATTGTAGGGGACAGGCATAAAAACTTTTTTTACTTTACTGCCATCATCACAGGTCTTAAAAGTTTGTACTAAACTTGCTTTCCTGGTGGGATCATATTGAATAGATGTCATCTCAAATGACATCCTTGGTAAAGTAATTTGTATTGGTTTGTTTAGTTCTGGTTGTTGTGTAATTCTTGCTAAAAACTTTTGACTGGGACCATATGCAAGAGGAACTTTGATATCACTAATATCCAATCCGCTTTGATTCTGGTGACGAATGTGAATGTCATTAAATAACGTTCCAAACGCTATGATTGTTTTTCTGATTATCTCGTGATAATAATAAGTTCCTAGCATTAAAATGTACCAAATGGATTAGTTTCTGAAAAATCTAAAATATCGTCGGCAAGTCTTTCAAACTCATCGTTTTCAGTGTATTTATCATATACATCGTCCTGCGTATAAATCTGAACAGACCAAGTCGCACCAGATTCTTCTCCAACGATCTTTTCTCCTGGCAAGAAAGCAAGCGCAGTAGATCCTATACCAACATTTGAAACTTTAAGAATGCGATCATCATAATCCCACGATTTTACTCTGGCATATGTTCCAGATCTAGAACCTCTAACTCTTTCATTGAAATAATATGTTCCAAATCCAGAAATAATATCTGGATCGGATACAGTAACAGCGGGAATAGAAGTGTATCCTATTCCAGCATTGGATACATATATTGCTCTAACAGTATCTTCTACTCCAACTCTTCCGATAGAGGCAATACCAACGGCAGTTTTTCTTACGGATTCTGATGGAACATATCCAGAACCAGATTCAATAACTCTAACACCTGTGATAGAACCATTTACAATGATTGGTACAAATACACCAGCAACTGTTGGTTCTGATACATTTGCAATCGTTAACTTTGGTGGATTTGATTGAGAGTATCCAGAACCCCCATTAGACACAGAGAATGATGCGATCCCATAGTTGGAATCAAAGTTTGCCTGTATTATTGCTCCTGATCCTGGTGGAATTGCCATTTTTAACTATCTGGGAAAGTTGTTGTCGGTACAGAAAAGTTTTCAATATATCTAGCAACTCCTGTAGTAATTCTAATTTCGGAAAGGAACCCATTAAAATATGTGTTATTTTCAAAGTATGGTCTATAACCAATCGTGAATCCCTGGTTTCCTGCTTGATTATAATTTGTGGCGTCAGATGCTGTATCTTGAAGAACTCCATTCATGAAAATTCTTCCAGTTCCACTTTGTCGAGTTACAGCGACATGATTCCATCTATTTAATGTAAATTCGGAGCTAACAATAACATCAGTATTATCTTGTGCAGCATGTTCTATCGCATTATTTGATGCTCCAAAACTACCCTCGGCATCACTTCCCGTCAACCAAATTTTAAAATCACCATTTGTTGTAAAAATTTGATTTGTTTCTATAACCCTTGCGAATGGTGTTCCACTATGGCGTGTAGATGAATAAATCCAAAATTCAACTGTATAATCACCAGTTCCAAAACTGAAATCTGCATTGGCAGCAACTGTTAAGTAATCATCTATGCCATCAAACCTTATGCTGTTATTTCCAAATAAAGTTTGATCGGATGATATTGATACTCCATTAGAACCTGTGATCGTTATTCCATTACTACTAGAATCTGTAAAAGTTGTTGATCCATTATCTCCACTCGCATGTATTAACAAACTAACGCTTTCAAAATTTTCATCAGTTCCTCCTCCACCACCAGATGACCAAATCAAGGATGAACCTGCATATAAAGATTGGACCTGAGTAGATCCAATGTACATTTGTGTTATGGCGTTAGTTGCTGGCATGTCAAGGAAGAACTACATAAAGTGTATTTGGATCAGGTGATGCAATTGCACTATACCCTGCTGAACTAATAAAGACGGCATTTGTAATCGTACTAGCGCCACCAATGTTGCTTACTGAACTTAAAACTATATTTTCAACAGTAACGCCATCCGTGCTTATGCCGGTATAAATCTCATCAAAGTTTGCATTAATCTTTACAGCGCCACTCAGTAAAGTGTCGCCAGTTCCATCATTTGGTGAAGTTCCTGTTGATATCCCTTGCTTAGCCATAGTAAAAGGTTTTCTTTCTATTTATTAACCCGCATCAAACGTATATGACGTTTCATCTAATCCATAAGCAATACTATCAAAACTTAATGTATATGTAGAGATTCCAGGTGTGCTTGGAGGTTCATTGAGAACATTGACAAATGTGGATGATGGGATTGCGGGTGCCTCTACAGTTATAATAGGAACAGTAGAGTATCCAACTCCACCATCTGTTACTGTAAATCTGATTACACCCTTATAAGAGGTTTCGATAGAACATGTGGCAGCTGCTCCAACTCCTCCACCACCAGTTATTGTGATTGTTGGTGGAGTTGTATATCCTGCACCAGCATTTGTGAGTAAGATTTTCTCAACCGATTTTATTCCACCCCTTTCACGAGTGAATGCGACTGCTGTTGCATTATCGCCAGGATTTCCTGTTGGTGATGTTGTGATCCCAATAATTGGGGCACTGGTATAACCATATCCATCATTATTCAAGAAAATCTCACGAATATATCCACTAAGTCCTGTTGCACCTTCAATAGATGCTGTTGCAAGTGCAGTTCTTCCAGCACCAACAAGTGATAGTGTAGTAATATATCCTTCTTCTTGAACTTGGCTATCAATCTCATAAATGGATGTATCAATAATCTCATCTTCATATTCAAACAGTTCACATTTCAGTAAGAAAACATAATTCTTTCCAAGTTGGTAGAACGGATCTTCGTGTTCTACAAACTTAACTTCAAATAATCTTTGTCCAAGTGGGAAATAGACAAGATCTCCCTCTCTTGGTCTGCTGGATAAAATAATCTCACCCTCACCGCTACCATCATCCAATCCTCCCATAAAAGGAGCAATAAAATCCTCAAATCTTTCTTTTGATATTGTAAGTGTGAGTTCATCTCTAACACTTACACCAAACTTGGTTAAAATATCTCCCGCACCAGAATATCCATCGTAGTTATTAACATACGCTTCAATAGCATAGTTATCATCGAATGCAGATGATTGAACCTCTTCTATGATTGTTTTTTTGTTTACATATTTTCTTGGTATGTAGATAACCTCTACACCATGAAACCTCAGGTGCTCATTAACTAAATCCTGAACAAGTCTCTGTTCAGATGGTGTTCCTTGTAGAAAGAAGGGGTTTAGTGCCATTATCCAATAAAGTCGAGAGGTGGAAGTTCATACTCCATTGCCATTCTGGACTTAATATCACTTAACTCTTGCTCTGCTGCTTGATATATTTCTCCACCATTCAACTCAATACCACCAGGAAGTTTGACGCCCCTAAACTTGCTAAGATTTTGTCCCCACTGTCTCTTAATGAGGGCAGTCAAATATTTTTTTACAAAACTATCATTGTATATTTGTGAGAAAGACGCTGGATCAAGTGCTCTATAACATTCCAGTACAATGAAGTTGTCGACTGATTGAGATCCCCAATCAATATCTAAATATAACCTATCTTG